TTAACCGCATCGAAGCGCAACGAGGTGATGTGGGCGTAGCGGTGATGACCGGCAAGGATCGACATCAGCAGGGTGCCTAGGATACCCCGGCTTGGCCGGGGCGTTTGGGCTGATATACGACAAGGGGCAGGAGTAGACGAAGTCGTCATACAATCCGCTCACCTTGAGAAAGGAGATGAAGAAGGGCAACTGCCCCAGCGGTGTGACCGCCGCCTGCGGATTCCATTCCACATGGATCTTGCCGGCGTAGGTGTCTAAACTGACCCGCTCATCGGATGGAACCATCAATTCGTGCTGCTCACCCATTTGGTGAATGCCTCGGTGGATACATTGAGTGAATTTATATTGCTACCAAAGAACGTTACACGAAAGTAGGCACTATTCAACTGCCGTTTTTAGGTTGAATCAATCTTTATGCAATGTTTGCTGCAATTTGGTGAAGAGTGCAGTTGTCGAGTGGATAGCCTTCTGTTCCCTCACCCTTGATTCTGCACCTGTATGTGGGATGATTGGGGTTGATATGAAATGATGCGGGGTGGCCCTAGAATTGGGCTGTTGCGGGTTGTTTGGGATGCAGATAGTTAGGTTTGGTGATCTTGCATCCGATTTTGAATTTTTGGGGCCAATTTGATTTTTTGGTGTTTTATTCGCGCGAGATTTTGAACCCCTCATCCGAGGGGTTTTTCTTTTGTGGGCTGCTTTGAGGAGTATTATTTTTAGTATCCTCTAGTAATATATGGCCCAGCTCACTCAGGTGCGGTATTGGTAAATTTTTCCCGTTATGCTGCGCTTGATTGTTGAGATATTTCAGCACCCCGTTTTTTTTCCAACCATTCTTTGAATTTGGGAAATTTCATCTGTAATTCCACTTTGAACCAGATGTAAATATCGTTTTCATCCCCTCGCTGCTCATTCAGCCAGAGCTTTAACTCCGTAATCACAGGCTCTTCGAGTTGTGTCACCCTTCCTGCCCCCCCCTCTCCAGGCCGCATTTGGCCTCTACCGTCAATTATCCAATCAGTGCTTCCACCAAAATCAGATGCGATTTTATAGGCCCATTCAAGGGGGAAATTTCCACGGCTTTTTGTCCCAGATACCGACGAACCAGATATGCCAAGGAAGTCAGCCAACTCTTTATTCTTTTCCCATCCAGTTAACTTTTTAACCCGTATCCAGGACGCTTCAAATTGATTTGGATTAATCATGTTTGGTCAAAGTTATTTTGTAAAAAGTATGACCGAAGTTTGACCAAGAAAAAAAGCGTCAATCTTCGAGATTAGCGACACAGAATCAACTACATCAAGATATGGACAACCGAAAGCCAACAAAAGAGAAGCCTGACGTAAAAAAACTAATTGACAGTTAACTAAGTTCGATCTAAGTTAACTCACGTCTCCCGCTAAAACGGGAAGGCTTGTTTGAAAAGTACACGACGGGCATGAAAGGTTCAACGTCCGCGTCAAATTAAAACCAGACGGTAAGCCCGGAACTCTCCGGACAGTGGAACGACAAACGGAAACAAGGAGAACACCATGGCGCGAGAAGCACGGCGAGTACCCGCAGGATGGCAGCACCCCAAAGACAAAAATGGCCGCTTCATTCCGTTGTTTCAAGGTGAGGACGGTCTTTCCTGCGAAGACGGATACATGCCAACTTGGAGCAGCGAGGAAGCCACCCACCTGATGATGTACGAGACCACCACCGAGGGCACGCCGATCAGCCCGGCATTTGCCACGGCCGAGGACCTGGCCCGCTGGCTGGCCAACAACAAGGTCGCCGTTTACGCCAGCGCGACCGCCACTTTCAATGAATGGCTCCAGGTGATCAAGGACGGTTTTGACTTCTTCCTGGCCATCACCAGGGAAGACAAGTTGGGAGTGGCCATGGCCAGAGGCTGAGATGAGCGAGGAGAGGATACCCGACATAGTGTGGCGGTGGGGAAATGCCGCCACGCAGGGCAAAAAAACACTACGGATTGAACTATTCCGCGCGGAACAGTGGCGGCCGAACTGGAGCCCTTTCCGAAAGACCATGCACCCTCATCCACCACTGCGCAATCGGGAATACTGGCAGCAGCATTCGGCATCTACCGGATCGGCGCCAACAAGACCATGATCGAGCAACTGGAGAGTGCAGGATCCTGGCTGGTGTACGGCGAATACGAAACCGAGGACCAGACGCGGGAGGTGTTTGATGATCTGCTGCTTGAACCAACCAACCTGCAGGCATGACCGGACGATGAAGCGAAACAGCGTGGAAATACGGGTGTGGCTCAAGCGCAACGGGTTCAAGCTGGCCACCATCCAGAAGGACCTGGGGTATCGGGACAACAAGACGGTGTGGTCCACCATCGAAGGCCAAGAGAACAACCGCAAGGTTCTGACCTGGCTCATGGACAACGGTTGCCCGAGGAAGTACCTGGATCTGCCCGACGACATGCGGAGGGCCGCATGAAACAATGGTTCAAGACATCCGAGCTGACGAGTCTGCCAAGCTTGCCATCATCAGTTCCAGGAATCCTCAAAAAAGCCAAGAAAGAACACTGGATGGCCCGGTACAGCCAGGGCCAGGGCGGCGGCAAGGAATATCACCTTTCCTCCCTTCCCGCCGAGACCCAGGCCGCGCTGCACTTCAAACACGCCCCACCGCCGGCCAAGGACAAGGAGTTGGTGATTCGCGAAAAGACGGACCAGAAACTGACCACCTTGAAAAACTGGCAACGGGAGATTTTCGAGGCCCGCGTCACCCTATACCGGGAGTTCGAACAATTACAGAAACTGCATGGCACCAACCGGGCCGTGGACGCCCTGGTGGAGATGGCCAGGCAGGCGGAACTGCCCGAGCACCTGATGCGTTGCGTGGCCCAGGCCAACGCCCGCAAGGGCGAGGAGCGGTCCCTTTCCCGGTCGCTGGTGTTAAGTTGGCAGCGGGCCGTCCGGCGCTACGGCATCACCGCCCTGGCGCCCAAGCCGGTTGAAAAATCCGAGATCCCCGAGTGGGTTCCCTTCTTCATGAAATTCTACCAACTCCCCAGCAACCCCACCATTCCCGAAGCCATGGAACAGATGGCCAAGATCCTGCCGGAAGGCATGAAGGTCCCCAGCTACCACCAGGTGCTGCGGTGGCACAACAAGCGGTCGGTGCTCGACCGGGAGAAAGGCCGGCGCACCGGATCAGCCTACCGGGCGCTGAAAGGATACGTCAAGCGGGACACCAGCGGCCTGCGGCCGATGACCATCGGCCAGTGCGACGGCCACAGCTTCAAAGCCTACGTGACCCACCCAACCAACGGGAGGCCGTTCCATCCCGAGGTGTGCGCGGTGATCGATGTGGTCTCCAAGGTGGCCCTGGGATGGTCCGCCGGCCTGGCGGAATCGGCCTTGACGGTGGCGGCCGCAGTCCGGCACGCGGCCATAGTCAACGAGCAGAAGCCCTGCGGCGGAATTCTCGACATCCTCTACACCGATGGAGGATCGGGCAACATCGCCAAGATCAACACCGACGACGTCACCGGCCTCTTTGCCCGCATCGGCACCACTTTCACTATAGGCCGTCCGGGCAATCCCCAGGGGCGGGGCCTGATCGAGGTGTCCAACAAATCGCTCTGGATCCGGGGTGCCAAGTTCCTGCCATCCTGCACCACATCATCCATGGACAAGGGCTCCCGCCGGAAAAACTACATCCAGATCCAGAAAGATATGAAGGAACAGGGGAAAAGCGAGCTGGTGAAGAGCTGGCCACAATTCCAAGACTACTGCCAACAGATCATCGACGACTACAACCGTCGCCCCCACTCCGCCCTGACAAAGATCAGGGATCCGGAAACCGGCCTGAAGCGGCACATGTCGCCCCTCGAGTGCTGGGCCTGGCATATCGCCGACGGCTGGGACCCGAAAGAACACCAGCTGACCGAGGCAGAGGTTGAGGTGCTGTGGTTGCCGAGGGAACCCCGAACAGTGAACCGAGCCATGGTGCAACTGGGCAACAATTACTACTACAACGCCGACCTGGCCCATTACGACCGCAAGGAAGTGCAGGTGGCCTATTTTCCAGCAGACGCCACCAAGGTGCAGGTCTGGGACATGGAAGGCCGGCTGATCTGTTATGCCTGGTACGAAAAGAACCTGGTCGATTTCTTCCCCAAATCCATGATCGAGCAGGCCCAGGATAAGCGCACCAAGCAACGGGCCGCGATCAAGAAGAATCAACTGGAAGAGATTTACGACGAGCAACGCGGGGTGATCGAGATCGTTTCCCAGCCCCGGAAACAGGCGGAAATCCTTTCAATTGAGCCCAAGCAGGCGGAGAAAAGGAAGATCGAAGAAGCCAAAAGGCAACTCACCGAAAAGCTGGAGCAGAAACCCCGGTTCGAGGTGCCCAAGGATGACCGCAGCCAGTACCGGCTGTGGAAGGAGTTGGATGAGCGGCTGCGAAACGGCGAGGCCCTGGAGCAGGATGCGGTGCAGTTTTACGAAGGATACTGCCAGACGGCCAGTTACCGGGCGTTCAAGAAGGTTGAGGACAACTTCAAGCTGATTGAACAGCAGGGGTGAGCAGAGCCGCGCGTCAACACGGCCCTGCTCAGAAGTGCTTCATGGCTGAAACAAACACAAGGAGAATACACGCGATGAACCCAAAAAACAAGGGCGGCATGAACCGGACCACCGCGCCGCTGACCAATGTCAGCCTGTGCGAGATGGCCCTGACCAAGGCAATGGAGCGGCCGAACCATCTGCCGGGGATGATCTGCTTTTACGGGCCGAGCGGCTGGGGCAAGACCACGGCTGCGCTGTATGTGCACCTGGTGAACAACGCCTACTACATCGCCTGCAAGGACACCTGGGTGCGCAAGTCACTCCTGGTCAGCCTGCTGGGCGACATGGGCATCCCGCCGAAGAAATCCCTCTGGGAGATGGTGGACCAGGTGTGCGAGCAACTGGCCAAGAGCCGGCGGCCGCTGATCATCGACGAGATGGACAAACTGCTGAGCAAGAACGCGGTGGAGCTGATCCGCGACATCCACGACGGCTCCAAGGCCACCATCCTGCTGATCGGCGAGGAGAAGCTGCCGCACAAGCTGATGCAGTGGGAACGCTTCCACGGCCGGATTCTCGATTGGGTACCGGCGCAACCGACCGACATGGACGATGCCCGGCACCTCAAAGGGCTGTATCACCCCAACCTCGACGTCCAGGACGATCTCCTGGAACGGGTTGTCGGGGAAAGCAGCGGCTCGGCCCGCCGGGTGGTGGTCAACCTGGCCAAGGCCGAGGAGATCGCCAACAAGCGGGGTTCCAACACCGTCGGGATGAAGGAATGGGGGGATGAGCCGTTCTTCACCGGCGACGCCCCGCAGAGGAGCATCCCATGCCGCTGAAACCGATGCACAAACGAAACGGGCTCGACACCCGCCAGGCGGTGTGGGACGCCATCCGGGCCAAGGAGGTGTTCAACATCAAGGATCTGCGAGACGAAACGGTAATGAAGACCGATTCGGTGCGGGAATATGTCATCGGCCTGGAGGCGGCCGGCTATGTGGAGCGGGTTTCGCCAAAGGAACTACGGCAAGGCGCTGCCCCCTGCTGGCGGCTAATCAGGGATGTGGGGATTGACGCCCCAAGGGTGCGCAAGGACGGCTCGCCGGTGACCCAAGGCAAGGGCCGGGAGAACCTATGGAAGGCCATGCGGGTGCTGAAGACCTTCACGGTCCGTGATCTGACCATCCATGCCCGCACACCGGGCTGCGAGGTCAAGGAATCGACCGCCAAGGAGTATGCCCTCCACCTGTACTATGCCGGCTACCTGCATCGGCACAAGGACGGCAGCTACACCATGTTGCCCTCGGCCTACACCGGCCCTAAGGCGCCGATGATCCAGCGGACCAAGGTGGTGTGGGATCCAAACACCAATAAGGTGCGGTGGAGATCCTCCACACATTGCGGATAGGTGATGGCCCCCAGAACCGGGCAGTCCACCTCCGTCTTGCCAAACACCTCTTCAACCCGCGTTAAAAAGGCCTCCAGCTGGCCTTTATACTGCCCGGCCAGCACCTGCGAGATGGTGGCCGCGCTGTACTTCCCGAGCATCTTCACAACCTTCGCCTGGCTGCCGTGTGTGGCAACAGTCTCACGCAGCAACTCCAACCGATCTTCATTGGTCATGGCCGACCTCGCTTCGCCGGCGGCCCTTCAGTTCGGCCAATCCGCACCGGGTGCGGATGTTCCAGGCATGCCGGGTCTGTCCGAACAATACGGATCCGAAGGATGACGAGTAGGCTGGGCGATGCTGGAACATCGCCCAGCCTGGAGAGTGGAGCGGGAAAACCATTGCAACCGGCTCCGGTTTCAGGATACCGCCTGGGGCACGGGGCCGCAACCAGAAGGAGAACAACCATGGAAGAACAGACTGTAGAGGTGCAGGGACAACTGGAGGCTATCAAAGCCGGCGCCAACACCCTGCTGCACGCCAACTGGATCGAGGCCCCAGATCTGGCGCTGCAGGCGCAGTTGGTCCGGATCTGGGAGACTGCCCAGGAGTTGCAGCTGCAGCTGGCCCAGCCAGGGGCTCTGGAGGGCTATCGTCAGGATGCCCTGGAGCAGATTGCACGGGTGTATGAGCTGATCGGTGAATACAACCAGGCCCCGGACAACAGCAGGCTGGTGCAGTTGCGCCTGTCCCTTGAGCTGGCGGCAGACCGGATCGACACCTATCAGCAGGTGGCCGGCGCTGTTGTGGAGGCCGTATGACAATGGAACAAACCGTGCCCGACGGGTACATGCGCAATGCTGTCGGTCACCTGGTGCCGATCGAGAGCATCAAGGACATCGACCTAGCTAGGGATCAGTTCGTGCGCAGCATCATCGAGCGCACCAAGGAATTTTCCAGTCAGCTGGAGGCGTTCAAGCAGCAGCTTGCCGATGACGTCCAGGCCTTCCTCGACCTTAGTGCGGAAAAGTACGGCGTCAATAACGGGGCGGTCTCCGGCCGATGGGTGCCGCTGATGACCTTTGACGGGCAGTTCAAGGTCACGCGGGAGATCTCGGATTTGATTGACTTTGACGAACGCCTCCAGATCGCCAAGCAATTGGTCGACGAATGCCTGGATGAATGGGGGCAAACGGCGGATTCCAAGGTGCGGACCATGTTGGCCGATGCCTTTCAGGTGAACAAGAAAGGCCGAGTCAACGTCCAGAAGGTGCTCAGTCTGCGGAAGTTCAAGTTCGATGATCCCCGGTGGAAGAAGGCCATGGAAGCCATTGCCGACTCTCTGACGGTTGTCGGCACCCGGCCCTATTATCGGATGCATGAGCGGGACGCCTCGGGCAAGTATCGGCAGATCAACCTGGATTTTTCGAGGATTCCCGGCCGGCGGCGGCTCTGCATGGTGCAGGCGCCGTCAGTTGACAACGTCGGTCGGGATCATTCGGAGGTGGCGCTCCGGATCTGATGAGCAGCCAGGGAGACGATTGCAAATGCCCGTAAACGGAAAATGCCCACGATGCGCCTACAAGGCTCCGGTGATCTGCTTTGTGGATGCTGCCGAGTACGGGGCCATGATGCAGGTTTTTTCCGATCTACCCTATGAAGTACAAAAACCCTTCCTCAAGTATCTCTCCCTGTTCAAGCCCGCCTCGGGCTGTGCCATCCAGCCAAGCAAGGCGGAGCGTTTGACCAGGGAGCTGGTTGCCCTGGCGGCCAAGGGCTATGTCTCGGAGCAAGGCAAGGCGGAGACGGAGGAGATACCGTGAAAGAATACACCTACAGCGGCCCGCTCTCAGGCGTCAGCCTGAAAGGGAGCGGCGACGTGATGCTGCATCCGGGTGCTACCGTAGAGCTGCCGGAAGATCATCCCTATACGGCTAGACTGAAAAAACGGGACTGGCTGATGGAAAACCCGTCCGAGAGCAAACCCCAACCCAAGAAGGAGCAAACCGATGCCAGCTAATTTTCTGCACGGCGTTGAAACGATCATTATTGAAAAAGGTCCCCGCCCCATTGCCGGGCATCCCAGGGCGGCCAAGGTGATCATGATGGTGGTGGCGGCGGTTGCCGCCCTGCTGCTGATCATCGGCAGTCTAGGCGCGGTGCTGGCCGCCGCTTCGGTAGCCACCTCCTGGGCCTTGGGCGGTTGGGTGCGGTTTGGCGCCGGACTGAAGGTGGTGGCGGGGATTGTCCGGTCCGTGGGCGTGGCCATGCTCACCAACCCGGTGGTGGCGATCGCGGCCGGGATCGCCGTGGCGGCGCTGCTGATCTACAAATATTGGGGACCGATCAGCGGCTTTTTTAAGCGATTATGGCAGGGCTTAAAAGATGGTTTAAAGGAGCTTCAACCGTTCTATGCAGCCATCTCCGGCATTCCCACAGCCATAGTGAGCCTGGGGCCGAAGCTGTACAACGCCGGGGCCAACATCCTCAAAAGCTTGTGGCAGGGCATGCAATCGATGATGGACAAACCCATCGCGGTGATGAAGGAAATGGCCACGAAACTGCGCGAATACCTGCCGTTCTCGCCGGCCAAGGTGGGGCCGCTCAAGGATATCCACCGGATCCGGTTGGTGGAGACCATTGCCGAGGCCATCAAGCCTGGCCCGATGGTCAAGGCCATGGGTGCGGTCACGGCGGCAACGGCCATGGCGGTGACCCCCATGCTGGATCAGGGCGGTATCGGGGGAGGCGCACGCGGCCCAGCTGCAGCCGGAGGATCCGGGGCCAGCCATATTACCTATGCGCCGGTGATCAATGTATCTGGAGCTGCCGATGCGGAAGGCGTGCGGTCCCAGGTCGATCAGGCGTTGAAGATCAGCCAGGCCGAGTTTGAGCGGATGCTGGCCCGATCCGGGCAGAACAAACAGCGCAAGGGGTTTGCCTGATGTTTCTCACTCTGGGCGATATTGGCTTTGGCCTGCTGACCAGCCCGCGCGGCATCGAGACCCATATGGGGACCAGCTTTGCTGAGTTGCCGGTGATCGAGGGCAAGCCGCTGTTGCAGTATACCGGCGACAACCTGGACGGGCACCTGCTCACCTTCACCTTCAGGTCTGACTTCTGTGATCCGCAGGAAGTGTGGGACGCGCTGATGGATCGGCAGAGACGGCATCAACCATTGGCCCTGTTTTTGGGTAACGGGACGGTGCTTGGCAATTTTGTGATTGCCGGGCTTGACCGCTCCATTCTTCAAGCGGCCGATGACGGCTCTTTACTTGCCTTTGAAGCGACACTCGATCTGAAGGAGTACGTGGATCCAGAACCGCTGGTGACCAGGAAGGCGCAGAAACGCGACCAGGCTCCGGCCCGCAAGAAGCCGGGCAAGCGGGCCAAGGTGGCCACCGAGAAAAAGGACCTGCCTGCCATTGATGTGGAACCGGTGGCCTGTCATCCGCAGACATTCCCCGCCGAGAAGTTGGAGGTGACCACGGTGGCCTCGCATGCCACCAGACAGCCGCCTGCAGAAGAGGTGGATAACGATCCCTGGCCGATACTGACCCCATGATGGAAGTCATTGAACATCTCACCACCGAGGGCGACCGCTGGGATCTGCTGGCCTGGAAATACTATGGCGATGCCACGCAATATGAGCGGATCGTGGCGGCCAATGTTCGCGTGGCCATCATGCCGGTGTTGCCCTCTGGGATCGTGCTGCATATCCCGGTGATCGAGGAACCGGCTGCAGAGTTGTCCGACAATGACGAGTTGCCGCCATGGCTGAGATAACGGTTCCCTCCCCACAGTTCAGGCTGACCTATGAGCAGAAAGACATCACTGCCGAACTGGCTCCGTTCCTTCTGCAGATCAGTTATACCGACCAGCTGTCCGGCGAAAGCGACGAGCTGGAGGTGGTGATCGAGGACCGCGACAGCCGATGGAAAAATGGTTGGTTCCCCGGCAAGGGCGACCGGATGCGGTTGGAGATCGGGTATGCCGGGAAAGCCCTGGCCGGGATGGGCAGCTTTGCCATTGACGAGATCGAGTTTTCCGGACCTCCGGACACGATCACTATCAGGGCCTTGGCCGCAGGCGTCAAGGAGGCTCTGCGCACCGACAACAGTAACGCCTTTGAAGGGTCGAGCCTACAGGACATAGCCGCCTCGGTGGCCGACAAACACGGCCTAAAACTGGTGGGCTCCGGAGATGCGCTGGGCCGCACCTATGCCCGTGTGACCCAGCATGGCGAGACGGACCTGGGTTTTCTCAACCGGCTGGGGGCGGCGGAGGGGATCGTCTTCTCCATCAAGGAAGGCCAACTGGTCTGGCATGACCAGGGCAAACTGGATGCGGCAGGTGCGATCATCGTGATCCGCAGGACCGACATGCTCAACTTCAGCATCCGGGCCAAGACGGCCACCACCTACCAGGCTTGCCAAGTGAGCTACCACGATCCCCAGAGCAAGAGCCTGATCAGCCACACCGAGCAAGCGGCTGAGGCTCCCAGTGGCGACACCCTCAAAATCGTTGAGCGGTGCGAGACCTCGGATCAGGCGCAAAAGAAGGCGCAGGCCGCACTGAGAAAAGCCAACGGCAATCAGGTCGAGGGCAATTGCCAGGTGTACGGCGATGCCAGGATCCGGGCCGGTTGCAACGTGGAACTCCAGGGGCTGGGGTTGTTGGATGGACCGTATCAGATCAAATTGGCCCGGCACTGTCTGGACCGGGGCGGCGGATACATCACCGAGGTGGAATTGGCCACCAGCACGGGGCAAAACAAGAACCTGCGCAATCTGAGAAACGAGGAGCGACAATGAAAACGGGTGTGGTGAGTGCGGTGGATGCTGCCGCCGGCAAATGCAGGGTGCGGTTCGCCGACCAGGATAACGTGGAAAGCTACTGGTTGCCGGTGCTGCAGCGCAAGACCGGCCAGGATAAATGCTACCACCTGCCGGACGAAGGCGAACATGTCGTCTGCCTGATGGACGAACATGACGAGTTCGGCGTGATCGCCGGGGCCTTTTACAGCGATGCCGACCAGCCCCCGGCCACCAGCGGCGACAAATTTCACATGGTTTTTGCCGATGGGACCAGCCTCGAATATGACCGGGCCTCCCACACCCTGACGGCCAACATCCAGGGGAAGGCAGTGATCACCGCCACCGGTGGGGTGGCAATCCATGGCGATCTTGTTGTGAACGGATCCATTACCGCCACCGGCGATGTGAAGGCCTCCGGCAGTGTGATCGACGGTGGCGGCAACACCAACCATCATTCGCATTGATTCCATGCTTACGCTTGTCGCCGATATCACCGCTGTTGATTGGAGCCCGAAACTTGGCGCGCCCGGCGGTGTGGTGACCAATGCCGCCGACATCAATCAATGCATCCGGGTCATTCTGGAGACGCCCAGGGGCAGCCGGGCGCACCAGCCGCTCTTCGGCAGCGACATCTACCGCTATGTCGACGCCCCCTATCAGGAGGCGGTCCCGAGGATCGTGCAGGCGGTGACCGAGGCTATTGAGTTGTGGGAGCCCCGGATCCGCCTGGTTCGGATCGTGCCGCTACGGAATGAGGCTGCGGCGGGTAAGGTCACCCTGCGGATTGAGTGGAGCTACAAGGAGTCGACCACCATGGAACAGACCGAGGTGTCCCTGTGAGTTTGCCGGAACCGTCGTTCGTCACCCGTGATCCCGAAGCCGTGACCGCCGAGATGGTGGCCTCCTGGGAGGCCACCGCCGGCAAGACGCTTTACCCAGGCCAGGTGGAATCGCTGCTGATCGATCTGATCGCCTATCGGGAAAGCCTGGTCCGGATCGCTATCCAGGAGGCGGCCAAGCAGAACCTGGTGGCCTATGCCATCTATCCGATGCTGGATTATCTGGGCCAGTTGGTGGGCGTGCAGCGAATCGAGGGGGAGACCGACAATCAACTGCGGGAACGGATCAAGCTGGCGCCGGAGGCCTTCAGCGTCGCGGGCAGCAGGTTGTCCTATATATATTGGGCGCGCTCCAGTCACGCATCGATCGTGGATGTGGCGGTGTTGTCCCCCGCTCCCGGCGAAGTGGTGATCTACCCTCTAACCGACAGCGGCACGCCCGATGCCGAGGTGCTGGCTGCGGTGCTGTCGACCTGCAGCGGAGAGAAGGTGCGGCCCCTGACCGACCAGGTGAGCGTGGCTGAGCCGGAGCGGGCTGATTTTCAGATCGCGCTCACCATCACCCCCTATGCCTGGCCGGATGCTGCCGAAGTGGAGTCCCAGGCCATGGCGGCGCTAACCGCCTATGCCACAGAGTTGCGGGCCGCCCTGGGTAAGGATGTGATCCGCAGCCAGATCATCGCACGGGTGCAGGATGTGTATGGAGTCTACAAGGTTGCAGTGACCAGCCCGGCGGCGGATGTCGAGCGGGCCACCCACCAATGGGGAGACTGCACCGGCATCGTCATCACCATGGAGGACCCTGTCGATGGCTGATCCCCGGCTCATTCCCGCAGGGATCAGGGATGTATCCACCCTGGCCTTCAATGAGGTAATCGATCGTTTGGGGAAAATCCCTCTGGATCAGTTGCTGGTCTACCTGGTGGACAATGTCGCCGCCTCGGCTCTGCCGCATCTGATCGAGCAATTTCATGTTGCTGGATGGGAGGGCGGGGCGCAGGCCATAACCAATGAAGCACGGCGAGCGCTGATCAAACGGGCAATTGAGCTGCACCGTTACAAGGGCACGCCCTGGGCGGTTGCTCGCGCACTGGAGGCCACCGGTCAGCGGGTGCGGTTGACCGAATGGTTCAACCAGAATCCCCCTGGATCTCCCTATACGGCCCTGGCCGATGTGGAGGTGTCTGACCGACCCTTGATCGAGGGGGCGATCGCCGCGATCGAGGCGGCCATCAACGAATGGAAACCGGTGCGGGCGCAGATCACGATTCGGGTGATCGCTACCACCGTGGGCCGGGTTCATCTCGGGGCCTGTTGTTTTGGTGGTGATGTAACCACCGTCTACCCCTACAGCATTACGGAATTGACAACCCAGCCTGGGCCAGCCCTGACCATGGGCATCGGTCTACAGAGCTGGATGACCACGGAGGTTCGACCCGCATGAGCTACAGCACCATTCTCACCGCCATTGGCGCGGCCACTCTGACCAACGCAGCTGCTGGCGGCGCGACGGTGCTCTTTACGCATCTCGCCGTGGGCGATGGCAACGGCAACCCGGTAATGCCTGTAGAGTCAATGACGGCATTGGTGCATGAGGTGCATCGGGTTCCGATCAGTGCCTTGTCCGTCGATGCCGATAACCCGAACTGGCTGATCGCGGAAGCTGTCGTTTTGGCCACAGTCGGCGGTTGGACGGTGCGGGAGATCGGGTTGTTCGATGACGGCGGCCACTTGATTGCCGTGGGCAACTTTCCGGACACCTACAAACCGCTGCTGGCCGAGGGGAGCGCCCGCGATTTGCTGATCCGGATGATCATCCAGACGAGCAATGCCAGCGTGGTCAATCTCTCGGTCGATCCGAGCGTGGTGGTGGCCACCAATCAGGGTATTGCCAATGCGATCGCGGCGCATGAAGCAAAGGCGGATCCGCATCCGCAGTATGCGACCGATGCGGATCTGGCCGCGCACAACGTGAGCGGGACCGCACATCAGGATATCAGGAATCTCATAGCCCGAGCCGTAAAGGGCCGGTTCTTTTTTGCGCAGATTTAAGGAGGCAATATGGCATCAGGAGTACTGGGCAAGGCCGCGCTGACTGCGGCCACCGACACCAGTGTGTATACCGTCCCTGCGGGGAAGGTGACCACGGTCAATGTTAACATGGTCAACCTGGGAATGGATCCGGTGACCGTTCGTTTGTCGATCGGGTCGGCTGCGCCTGTGGCCGCCGACTATATAGAATATGAGGCCGTTCTCCCCGCCAAGGGCGTCCTGGAGCGTTCCGGACTGGTGATGACGGCGGCGGAAGTGCTGGTGGCCCGGGCGAGTGCGGCCACGGTGTCGGTCCGCGCTCATGGATTCGAGGAGGTGGCATAATGGGGCGTTTTCTTACTGGTGAGAGTACTTCGAGGTCCAGCTCTGTGGTCACCGATCTGTCCACGCCCCGTGGCGCCGGATACATGGGAGTGTTCGGCAATGGCGAATACAAATGCTTTTTGCAGAACGGCTCCTTTGTGGTGCCCGATGGCATCACGGAATTGCGCGTCCGCGTTGTTGGCGCCGGCGGTGGTGGCGGAGCAAGCGGAACGCCTGGTAACGCTGGCGGCACTTCGAGTTTTGGTGCGCTAATATCGGCAACTGGTGGGGCTGGCGGAGTGGCTGGGACTGGATCAGGAACATCAGCCGGTGGTGTGGGATTAGGGGGCGATTTCCAGGCAAGTGGCGGTTCTGTCGCAACTGCGACCAACACTGGCGGAGGCGCCGGCGCGGGCTCTCAACTTGGGGCTGGCGGCACGAGTGTTGGACAAGGTGGAGGTGGTGTAAATGGTGGGAGAGGCGTTGGATCTAACGGAGGGTCCGCGTTTGGTAACGCTACAATGATCTATGCCGGTCCAAACTCAAGCGGACTTTTGCTTTCTCATTACGAGCGCGTTGAGACTATTGTCGGAAAGGGCGGCAGTCCGGAAGCAGCGAGGTTTCCGTTTGAATTTTTTACAGGTGGTGGCGGCGTATTAGCTTTTTACGAGGGGGCAGCTGGTTTTTTTGGCATCACCGGTGGAAGCGGGGCTGGAGGTGGCGGTGGTAACGGAACCACCAACGGGGGATACCCATCAGGAGGGGCAGGTGGTGGTGGCGGAGGCACGCTAAACGTATCAGGACCATGCGGCGGCGGTGGCATAGGCGGTGGGGGCGGTGGTAATCAAGGGTACGGCGGCGCTGGCGGGGGGTATGCTCATGGTGTGTTCACTGTGACGCCGGGAGCATCATACCCGGTTATTGTCGGCGATAGCGGAACTGGCTCTTCAGGTTTTGGCGGGCCTGGCCTTGTAGTTGTTGAGTGGTAAAAGGAGGGATGGATGAAACACGCATGGGTCGAGAACAGCATTGTTCGTGATATTTGCACTGGAGATCCGGCTGATAACTATCACCCCGATGTCGCCGTGCATTACAGCAGCACCGTTGACGATGGGGTTGTCGCCGGGGCTGCGCTGGTGGATGGCCAGTGGGTTAACCCCGATTTCCCATCATCTGAAATCGTAGAA